AGAGTGAGTACCAGGAGCTAGGGGGACTTTCACAAGAAACTTATGAAGTCCTCGCAGATGCAGGTATTCCTGAAACCATGGTTGATGCATATATTGCAGGCCAAGAGGCCTTGACGCAGACTACCATCACTAAGATGTATGACATTGCAGGTGGTGAACAAACATATAATGATATGATTGGATGGGCCCAAGACTCTCTAAGTGCGAGCGAAATAGATGCTTTTAATAGCTCTCTTATCAATGAAGGCACCTCTGAGTTTGCTATTAATGGGCTATACGCTAGGTATAGTGCAGAGAAGGGTCCTAATTTAGTTAGAGGGAATACCACTAATAGACCATCAGGCGGATTCGCTAGTACTCAAGAGATGATGGTTGAGATGGCTAAGCCTCAATACAAGAAAGACCCAGCCTTTAGAGCTGAGGTCCAAAGGAGAGTTGCTGTCAGTAGCTTTTAGTTTATGGGGATCAGGATTTGGTTGTAGAGTTCCCCCTCCCTCTGTCTCTATTTAAACCCTCTTTCGATCCCCACCATACACAAATGTAGTACCATGCTCAATACGATCTGGACTACACCCTACTAAGTACGACACATATTGTTGCCCAGAAGTAGCTACCGAGGTAGTTATGAACGGATACCCTCAGTCTAAGATGTGTACTGAAAGGCAGCGCAGTAGCCTAAATACTGCACCCCTGAGTAAATATGTAACACTTGGGTAATACAATAAATAAAAGGAGACAATATGTCTTATAGTCCTTCAACGGGTATCGGTACTACACGTACGTCAGGTATCTCAAATCGCGAATTAGCGATTAAGGTGTTCTCTGGTGAAGTCTTAACTTCATTTGAAACAGCGAACATTTTCTTACCGTTAGTACAAACACGTACTATCGCTTCTGGTAAATCAGCATCTTTTGCTGTTATCGGTAAATACGATACTTCTACCTCGACTCATACTCCAGGTACAGATATCACTCCTAACCTTATCAATGCTGGTGAGCGTGTAATTGAGATCGATGATCTTAAGTATGCTTCAGTATTCGTTGATAACTTTGAGGAAGCAATGCAGCATTATGAGACTCGTTCTCAATACTCTTCTGAGATGGGTCGTAGACTATCTAAGACTGTAGATGCAGCAATTATTACTCAGTTAGATAACTGTGTTAAGAATGCAGCCAATACAAATGATACTAACGGTGGTGTAGGCCAACCGTACTCTGATGTAACTGCGTTCTCTGCCTCAACTGCGTATGCTATTGGTGCCCGCGTAAGCTACTCTGATGTAGTTTATGTATTCACTGCTACTCACGCTGCAGGTGCATGGAATGCTTCTCACGCTGCTGCTGTATCTGTACTTTCTGTAGCTACTGCTGGTGGTGCTGATGCTGGTGCTAAGGGTGATTTAATCCTAGCTTCATTGTTTGATGCACAGACTACTATGGATGAGGAAGATATCCCTGGTGATCGCTTTGTAGTAGTATCTCCTAAGAACTACAACCGTCTAGTACAGTCTGGTGCAGTTCATAAGGATATGACTCAAGGTTCAAACGGTGGTATTGATACTGGTAAGGTTGTTCAGGTTGCTGGTCATAACATCTTAGTATCTAATAACATTGGTACTTCAAGCATCTACATGTTCACACAGAACGCTGTAGGTGTTGTTAAGTTACTTGACATCAAATCAGAAGTTAACTACATCCCAGAGAAGTTAGGTGATCTAATGACATCTAGCTACGCTATGGGTTTTGGTACGTTAAATAACGGTTGTGTTATTAAGCTTACTACTACTGACTAAGTAGTACTATTAGGGTTCCCATTTGGGGGCCCTTTTTTTGATTTATTTGGAGAAATTCTATGACTGAGTTGGAAGGTGTTAATATTGCACTACAAACCATTGGTGAGATGACACTAACTACTGCTAGTACTATTGCTAGTGTGTATGAGGCCAAAACAGCCCTAGAGATTCTTACTGAGACCCGTAAGACAGTTCTTACGGAGGGTCTTAATTGTAATACAGATTTAGAGTGGGAGCTAACAGCGGATGCCTCAGGGTATATCGCCATCGCCTCTAATATCCTTAGGGTGGAAAGCAGTGATGCTACTAAAGATTACATTATGAAGGATAACAAACTATACAATAAGACGGATAATACCTTTAAGTTTGGGGCCTCTGAGGTAGTTAAGTTAGACATCACATGGCTACTAGACTTTGATGATATCCCTCACACTATTGCATACTACATTGCTGTTAGAGCATCTCGTATTGTGTATCAACGTCTAATTGGTGCTACTGATATTATCAGGGTTCTTATAGATGATGAAGAGAAGGCGCACTTTAAGATGATTGAACATGATGTAGATACAAGAGAATACAATATATTTGATCAAACGGTTAATCGTAGAATCATTACAAGAACTAGGAACCCTAGAGGTATCTTAGGTTAATAAAGGAGCATACTATGGGTTTAATCAATCAGACTATTCCTGGGCTATACAATGGTGTATCACAGCAACCTGATGAGCTTAGATTAGATACTCAGGTAACTGAGATGATTAATTGTTACCCTACACTTGTTCAAGGTACACAGAAGAGAGCTCCGACAGTAACTAAGTCCACGGACAATACAGTACCTGTTGATGCATTCGTTCACATCTATGATCGTGGTGCGGGTGATGAGCAATACATAATTGTAGTTAAGGATGGTCAATACAAGGTATATGATGAGAATGGTACTATGGCCCAGACCTGGGTTGTTAATAGTTACCTAGACTTACCTAGTGGCTCTAATGCTAATGAGAGTTTCTCAGCAGTAACCGTAGGTGATACAACCTTCATCGTAAATAAGACTAAGACTGTAGCTATGGATACTGCTACCTCTGATAATGGTGACCCTAACTGGGATACAACTTTCTTCTACTGGATTAAGAGAACTACTGAGATTAGATACGGAGAGAATAATGACGAGTCTAAAGGTTACACATACTATGTATATAATGCCGCTGGAGCTACTGTAGGTACCTATGCAGGATCTGATGGTACTATCGCTGCTACAGATTTAGCCACTGATATTGGAGGCACCTCCCAAGGTTCTGTAGTACGTAAGACAGGGGCTGCGTCATATTCAGGCGCAGACTCTTGGGGTAACCAAGCCTCTGAGGCATGGGTTGGTAAGGCACGTAAGTTGCAGGATTTACCAAGTGATTTAGGTTACCCTGATTCAATAATTGAGGTTACAGGGGATGACAACTCAAGCTTTGATAACTTCTATGTTAAGTTCTCTGATGGTGTATATCTAGAGACCTACAGACCTAATCAGCAGAATAGTATTGATAATAGTACTATGCCACATAAGATTGAGAGAGCAAGCACTACATCCTTCCCTATATCCACTATTGATTGGACGGAGAGAACAGTAGGAGATTCAGACTCAGCAGCGGAGCCTTCATTTGTAGGTAAGACTATTGATGATGTATTCTTCTTTAAGAACCGTCTAGGTCTACTAGCATCTGATAATATCATCATGTCAGAAACGGGAGAGTTCTACAACTTCTTCCCTACTACAGTGACTGATGTATTAGATAGTGACCCGATTGATGTAGCGGTTGACAGTAATAAAGCTGTATACCTACGCTACGCAGTCCCCTTTAATAAGGAGCTACTAGTATTTGGAGACAAGGCTCAGTTCATTCTAAGCTCCTCTAAAGCATTAACTCCTAAGGATATTAATGTACAACAGAGTACTGCTTATGATATTAATAAGAATGTGGCACCTATCACACTAGGTCCTAATGTCTACTTTGTTACGGATAAGAGTGCTAGTAGTATAATTCGAGAGTACTTTACGGTACCTGATACAGCTAATAATGATGCAGCAAATATCACTGCTCATTGTCCACACTACATACCTGATGGCTTAACTAAGCTGACGGGTAGCAGTAAGCACGATATGCTATTTGCTATCACAGGAGATGATAATAAGATTTATGTATATAACTATTACTGGCAAGGAGAGGAGAAGGCTCAGTCAGCATGGCATACATGGGAACTTGAGACAGATGAGGTTATCTTCAATGTAGAGGTACTAGATAATACACTACTACTAATGGTTAGATACGCCTCAGGGACTACCAAGTTGGAAGCAATTGATTTAGAGTTACCTACGGATATGTCCACGGTGACCTATGCTGATGATGGGGGTACAGCGATATCCTCTAAGATTACTTTATCAAAGTGGGGAGTACCCTCAGGTAAGGGTAATGTGGATTCTAATAGGTCTTCATTAATCCTAAGGGACCTTAGATTTAGTATGGGTGATAAGTCCTACTATGGTCTTAAGGTTACTAGGGATACTGTAACGAATACATGGTTGAATTATGA